TGCCTACGCACTCGGAGCGCAGCGTCGGTCTCTTCGTCCACACCCTGATTGGTAATACTCGCGCTGTTTATGATTGTGGTAACGCCTGCAATGGCTGTCACGGGCGTTGTAATCGTTCCGATAGTGACTTGAACCGCACCCAATAAAGAAGCACGAAAGGAAAGGGCGTGCAGTCCCGTTGATATGGTTGTGGAATCAACCAAAACAAATTGAGTCCCAGCATTATCTTTTATTGTGTACACGCCTGCCGGGATAGTGACGTTTTCTGAGTCAGTATCCAAGCCTTTAAGGGTTACCGAACGGTCAACGGTAATATCAACCGGAGTAACGGTAAAGGTTCCCCCGTTACGTTTAACCCCATTCAGTGCGCACCGTTGGTCAAGAGCCAGCCCTTGCGCCTGATCGGGGTCAAACGAAGTGTTTATATCGCGCAATACTTCCCTTAAATCGATCGCCTCTTGCGCCTGTATGCCGATTATCTGACCATCAGGGGTATCGGAAGCAAGATTGATATCATCGCCGTAAACGGCTTTATACCCGTCCTGTAATTCGGTTGTCAGTTCGGGGAGGGTTTTTAATGTTAAGCCTGTTCTGTCGAGTGTATCGCTCATAACCCCTCCAAAATAGTAATAGACCCGTAAATGGTTGAGACCGTCGCCGATATAGTAACCCTGCGATTGTCTGTATCCAGTGTACTTGTATATGCCGATATTCGCAATACGCCCTCGGTTTGTAAAATGACCCGTTTAATATCAACGTCGAGATAGTTTTTTTTGCCAATATCGAGGAAATTTTGCCAGTCGACGCCATCGTCCATCGCAAAAAAGCAATCCGACTTCCATGACTTTAATCTGGTAGAAATATTTTGATTGAGCGCGTTTTTTTCCGTAACGTAGGCTTGTAACCCGCGGCCGAATTGCCAGTCTTTTAAGCTGTCGAGTGCTCTTGTTTTCATGAAAGGCTCCCTGTTGTTGAACTTCCCGTAACCGCCCCTGAAGGTGAGGTTAATCCCGTTCCAGGAACCGATAAAGACGCCGACAATATAGCATTCCTGATAATTCCAGCCAAGGCGTTATTATAATCAGAATCCGACATTGGCGCTGTTTTCATCGTCACGGAAAGCGCATCAAGCGCGGCTTTTATTGTTGCCTGAACGACTGCCATTTAAGAACCTCCAAAAAGATTTCCGGCGCGTGTTTTTAATGCGGTAAACTTTGATATGGTATCAGGGGTCAACGTATGTGAGGGAGGACTTCCAAAGGTCTTAATACCGACAATAGCGTCGATAAAATCAGCCATCCACTGGTCAAACTTCCCTGTACTATTTTCAAGGTTTATTTTGTTTGGACCGCCTATGATTCCCACTGTTGCGCCTTGCATGGGTAGCGGTTTCGTCTTCGGATTGAGTCCTACAATCGCGATCCCGTCCGATAAATCGTGTTTCCTGGAACTAGAGGGATCGGACATGTTGGCAGTTGACCACCATGTGTCAATATCCCGATCATTAAAAAGTACGATGCAATAGTCTCCCTTGGCAATCGGTAAATCAATATATGACCCGCCACCCTGCAAAACCATGTAAGGAACGTCTACCAAGAGGGGAATTGCCGAGCTGGTCCCATCCGCAGCTGGGCGTTTTATTTGCAAAGTCACTTCTACCGTTTGCTCTGCGGCGGTTACTTTCTCAATTTTGCCTATCTGGACGCAATGAAACGTTGAAAATATATCCGCTTTTTGCGCGTCGAGTATGGATTGCTGGTTTGCGGGAAGGATTTCATCGGCTTTCACGGCTTCCCCCCCCATATAAAAAAGATCATGACTTAATCTCCTGTAACGGCTTGTCCCCGATAAACAAGGACACGGTCGTTGTCGCGTCCCCGGCTTCGGCTTGCGAGAACGTCGCTGAATGTTTGATCCCGAAAATCTTGTATTGTCCGTTATATTTTTCTTCGAGGGAACGAATTTCAGCGATACGGCCAACCTTCAGCTCAGGGGAAAAAATACGGTCAACTTCCAGATACCCGTCACGGCGTTTGGGAGTTGTTTTATTATCTTCTGACGATAACACAAAAACCGCGCCGGACATAACTTCATTGTCTGCCAGAACGTATAAAGTCTCAGCGGCAATAAATGCCTGGTTGTTGGTCATTTTCTGAATTTCATCGTAAGGGTTACCGATTATCACGCGCCCCCGGGACGCTTCCGTTTCAGCCGTTGCAGGCCCGCCAAGCACGCCAACCAATAACTGTGGGAGGTTTTTTGCGCATTGTGTTATCGCGTCTTTCATCGCGGTATCTTTTGTGAAGGTTTCCGACATAAAGCCGTTTTGTGCCTGATACGCCCCGTCATAGCACTCTAATTTCGTGTACCATTCGGTATTTTGTTTATAAGAATAAGATTCTTGAATATTACCCCGGAAAATCTCAATTAAGGTTTTACCGTATCCGGCCATTATAATTATCTGCCAATAATCAACCTTGGTGAATTTATCCTTTCCAAGTCGTGCGCGTGTATTGGGGGAAAGATTAATAAAGGTTAAAGAGGCGTTTGACAAGGAAGATCCCTTAACCCCGGAATCAACTTCCATCGTACACGTTATCGGCGGCGTGATAGATATAGCAAAGCCGTTCGGTGTGGTTATTCTTACCTCGTAATTGCGGAGGAACTTCAAACCGAAGCCCCTGCAATGATCATATCACGCACGGTCAATGCATCCGAGTGCGTTAAAAGAAACAAACTGACGCGCCCGGATACAAAATCATTAATCAAAAACGGCTCGAACGTGTCCGTTATAACAACAGCCAGCCCGAAAGGAAGCGTATTGATATGACGGGAAAGGACATTTTGTCCTCGAACCAGTTTTAAACCCCGGGCGGTAAAGGTCTCATATTTAATATCGATATACCAGTTTTGTGTTCTCGGGGAAAAATATAAAGAGAAGTATATTATTTTCCTTGTTACGGGATCGGGGACATTAAAAGTCTGTGAAGGATTCGAGGTTAAACCGGTTATTTGTACCATTATTGCGCTATCCCCCAGCCTAAAGATTTCGCCGCGGTTAAAAGAATTCCCTTTTGATCGGTCGTTTTTCCAGCAACCTTTCCGGCATCCTCAGCCGGCGCAACTTGCGCGTCAATAGCTGATTTATAGTTACCCTCGTCGAACGTCGTTGTTTTAACATCCGTGAAACGCATTTCCTGCAATGTCACGGAAAAAGAGGTATAATCATTACTTGACTCGTCCTGACTCGGGTTAACCGACGTGATAAGCATATTGTAGTGAATCGACCACGGGGAAACAACCGTAACCAGCTGGAAGGTTTTTTGCATTGCCGTAAGCTGTAAGAAAGCTTTTTGCTGAAGGGTTAAAGTCGGTTCCTCGCCTTTGAAGAAATCAACAATATTTCCTACACGCTTTGCTATAGCCTTTGCCTGATTTGCAACGTATGCCGCTTGTGACGCCATGACGGCAGCCTTTTGCGTCATTCCTTGCGTGAACGGGCCAAGATAGGCATTGACCGCGCCTAGACGCGACGTGAGCGTATTAAACGCTCCTTCAACGCCCTGAGGGATACGATAGACCAATTCGCCTACTAATCCCGTCAATGTTATTTCGTCCGACTCGTTTATCGCCTGATCGTTTATAACAGAACCGTTTTCCGTGTAGTGTTTCGAAACACCGACCTTGCTGGTAAAGTTTTCCCCGGTAGGAATATCAAACACCCAGCCGCCAATACCTTTTGAGCCATTAGCGATCAAAATCAATTGGCTTTTATCGTCGATATATTGTTTCGCGCTTGAGGATAAATCTATTTGTGATGGTTTCTGTACGATCGGTGAAAAACTCATTTTTAGTGTTTCTCCATCTTCGAGCTGGTTAATTTATTATAGGCGTCTTGATTCGACTTCGTAACAACGGCTTGCACCTCTTGCGCGGTTGCCTTTGGATCTTTTGCCCCGTTTATGTTTATTGTCGTGTTGGTCGTAGCTGTTACGGGCGCGGGAGTCGGAGAGCGTCCAGAGAACCATGCCCCGATATTATCCTTCATGCTGGTCAATTCACCGCCGAAAAGCTGGAACTGTTTTTCTATTGCCCCGCCTAATCCCTGCTCTTGAACATCTTTTCCAAGTCCACCGAACGCGCCCGACACGTTTTTAAGGGATAAGGTTTCCTTTACGAATTCAAGCGAGTGAGCAATAGCAGAAATAATATCCCCAAACAATCCCCATTTCTTGGTCATTTCGTCCAGTTTGGAGAAATCCCCGGTAAAAATGGAGTGTATCGCTTCGGCAACCAATTTGACAACATCGAGAAAGCCGTCGAACACTTTCTTGAGCGCGGGGAACCCTTCGAGGAATCGCCCGATTAAACTGTCTTTTCCCTGGGAGTAGAGATAGATATCCTCAAGAATCGCCATAAAAAGAACCAAGGCGGCTACGGGGAGCATTACCGAGGCGTTCAGCATTATAAATATTGCCGCCAAAGCTAATATGGCATTTTTCCAGCCTATCGTACTTTGTATTGTTTTATTGATAAGGTCAGCCACGCGAATGATCATCGTGACGGTTTTTTGTATCCACTCTGACAATTTCGCCCCGTAGTTCCGTACGAATTCGGCTATCTTTTTCGAGATTAAATCTATGGACGGAGCCAAAGCCGTAACGAATTTAGCCTGTAAAAAGTTCGCCGCGTTCTTCACTGTCTCGAGCGAGGCACGGGCTTTGTTCATTGAGTCAAGATTAGACGAGGGAATAACAAACGCATTGGCCGCCATTTCGTCAAATTGTGCATTGGTCAGTTCGAGCGTTTTTACCAAGTCATTCGAAATACCAAATTGCCCGGCTATGTTCCGGCGCATTGATTGCGAGAGTCCTTGCGTTTTCGTCCTGATTGCTTCCAGAACCTTGAAGGGATCGGAACGGGAATCAATACCGAGTAATTGATAGCCGGATATATTCCCCTGACCGAGCCGGATTTTAGCCTGATTGGAAGAAATTGCCTTGA